GCTAGTGCCCTGCTTTTGCCCCCTGGGTAGCGGAGCGGTGTCTTCAGTGATTTCAAAGTTTGGGGCATTGTACTTAAGATACTCAAAGAACGTCATTTTTAACTCCTTTTGGGTCATGCCACAATGTTTTGCTGCAGCAGGTAGATTCATTGTAGCATGAAAAAGTGCTTCGTGGGCTTCTTTCACATTTTGTGGAGTTGTCTTGGTCACTTGAACTCGCAACTCATCATAATTTCTGTTAGACATGCTAGTAAATTAACTTCTTGGTCTGGAACAATAGGAATACTGTTCATATACTTAGCGATGATAAGAACCGCTTCAGGAATAGATGCTGGTTTGAGAACTCCATACAAACTATCATAGATCTTACGCATCACCATCGTGGGATCATTGTCCATATGCTGAACAACCCAAGACTTCACGTTCGTAAACTCTTTCTTCTTTAAAGAAGAAAGTAGAGTGTCCAGATTAACGTCAGCGACATCAACGAGAATAGCAGAACTAATGCTTCCAGTGGCAGCATAACGCTGGCACTCGTTAATAAGGCGACGCCAGTCAGGATAATAACGTTTGACCAGTTTAGCAAGAACCTTATCTTCATACTCTACATTCTCATGCGTCAGAATAGATTTGAGACGGGTGAAGAATTCTCCTTGCAGTTGAACTGCCTGCTCAGGTTTGATCCTGAAGTCAACAACCGTGCAGCGGGAGTGCAGCGGTTCAATGATCTTGTTAATGAAGTTGCAGGTGAAGATGAAACGACAGTTGCCATGGAACTCCTCTACAGCGGTTCTGAGGGACAGCTGGACATCGTTGGTGGTGTTGTCTGCCTCATCAATGATGACGACCTTGTGGGACGCCCCAGAGGTCAGGGAGACCGTTGTGGCGAACTGCCTGACCCGATTACGCACCGTGTCTAGGAAACGCCCCTCGTCGGACCCGTTGATAACGATGTAGGACGCACCGATCTCCTCACACATCGCCTTGGCAATGGTGGTCTTACCGACGCCAGCAGTGCCCGTCAGCAGCAGGTTGGGGAGTTCCCCCTGGTTGACAAAACCCTGGAACACCTCTTTGGTGCTCGCAGGGAGAATGCAATCTTCAACAATATTAGGACGGTATTTCTCAACCCAGAGAAATTCTTTACTCATTACGAAATCCAATCAGGTTTACGTTCGGGGATACGAATGTAATTATCGCACACCCAAGGTTTAGATGCAATGTACATCTTGTACGCATCAAAGGTAGAAATGCTCATGTCATGCTTGAACTCATCAGGCATTGCTCTCACAAAAGGAGTTGGTTCTTTTCCAGATCTACCAGCTGGATCTGCCATGGGAAATATTTTATGAGCATGTGCCAGTGTTGGCAAACAACTATGAATTTTTTGATACCGTTCACTATACTCTTCACACAAAGCAAGACCATGTTGAATTAACCAACGCCAATTTAGGACAAACTTTCCTGCCCAAATTGTGCATGGATGATTGCGAAAAGCACCCTTAGCAGTTTTGTATGGTTGACCATCAGCACGAGGGAGAGTTCCAAAATCATGTCCCCACTCTTTAGATGCCACAATTGAAAGCATTTGACAGCATTCCAAAGGCATCTTTACAATGTGCTTGTCTGGTAAAACTCTAGCGCATACTCTAGGGTCTGGATCGGTAACAAAAATATTCATTCCAAAGGTCTCTTAAAGGACTTGCTGATAATGTCCTCTGCATTGAACATCATCTGCATGTACTCTACACCCTTTTTTGGTTTTGTGTGATCACCACATGTAAAGATATCACAAACCGCCATGCCTTTCTCTGGCCAGGTGTGAATACTAATATGACTCTCTGCTAGCATTGCCACGCAAGTTACACCTTGAGGATCAAACTTGTGGGAATGAAGTGCCAGGAGAGTAGACTGGCACTTTACTGATGCTTGATAAACGACATCCCTTACAAACTGTTCGTCATCTAAAAATGACTTGTTACACTCCTTGAGTGTAAAGAGGATGTGTTTCATCAGGGTTCAAGGGCAACGTAGTAGGTGAGATCAAGGGACTGGTTTGTCCATTCCGAGATAAGGTGCTTGGAGACTTTGACAACATAGTCACCAGGGAGAACACGGATGTTATCAATTTTGACATCAAGACTATAGGTGCCAGTACAACAACCTGCCACGGTGAGATCGTAAGTATTGCTGGTATCATTCTCTTTGTCTCTGAGAATAAGTTTGATAGTATCTAGTCCTTCTTCAGACTGGAAGGTAAGGTCGGGAAGACCATAAACAGCAGATGCTTTTTGCAATGCAATCAGATCATCTCCAGTCAGATTGAACTGAAGATCAGCACCAGGAAACTTTACGTTCTTTTCTGGAGCACCTTTGAGCGTAATTTCTGGATCAGAAAAATAATAGCGAGCAGACTGACGACCGCCACGGATGTTGACAAAACTTTCGTTGTCAAACTCAAGCTGAGGGTCGCTAAACAGAGAGATCCCAGAAAGGAACTGACTAAGATCATAGATAGCGAAGTCAGTTGGAAATACTTCCTCGCCAGTAAACTTTGCGAGAATGTTCTCTGCGTTAGAGATGGTCCGTACAGTGCTTCCCTTGCGGAAGACGATAGAGGAATTGATTGTGGAGAAGTTCTTGAGGACATCTAGAGTCTTTTTAGAAAGAATAACTTTACTCATTGAGGATACGTTTCACGGGTTGCATTTTTATCGTTGAAGTGAAGAAGGAGAAGTCCGTAGTGAAGGATCTTGATGATATCACGACGGGCGCAGCCTTTCTTGTCATAGCGAGAAGCATACTTGAGGATGTTGCTTCGGCAGAATGCCTCAGCGTCTCCACATGCTTCAATCAAATCTAACGTTTGAATTGCATCATTACCAGCAGAGTAGTGTTGTCCATAAGTTCCAGAAATGTAATCACGTAACTCTGTAATCAGAGCATCTTCATTATATTTGTTCATGCGTTCAAGGTTTCCAGACATACTGAATATCATTATAGTAGCATTCTTTGCAGTGACCGTCAAGAGTCATGGCAACAATCTTATCACCATCAACCCTTCGGACTCTGGCAGAACCAGCTCCACGGATGGAGATGATGCTGCCAATGAAACGACAATCGCCAAGATCAATCATCAGAAAGGAACCTCCTCGGTTTGAACATTAGCATCAATTTTATCATAGAGTTCAATAAATGACTGCTTGGTTTCGTCATCAAAACGATTGACGCAAACTTTGATTGCCTTCATGCGATCACCCCAGATAGCAAATGCTCGCATGATGTGAACAAGGCGACGGGTGGAAATCACTTCATCAATACCACCATCCTTGAAGGTCTTACGGATAATGTCTGCCCAGTTGGCAAGGTTTTCGCAAAAATCGTGGTCAGCAACAGCAAGAGACATAGCAACCATCTTAAGGATCTTGCTCTCAACAGCAGGGGTAGGATACTCCTGCTCAAAGGTCAGGGCAAAACGCTCAAGGAATGCTTCGTTGAGAACGTTGGTGCCGATAAAACGACCGTCATCAGAACCCTTACCTTTCGTGTTAGCGGTAGCGATGACGTTGAAACCAGCAGCAGGTTGAACATAGCGACCAGTTTTCTTCAGGAAGACACCCTTGCCTTCCAGCACAGATTGTAGACACAGGATCTTGTTAGACGCCAGATCAACTTCGTCTAGAAGCAGCACAGCTCCGCGTGAAAGAGCCTCCACGACGGGTCCATTATGCCAGACAGTTTCGCCGTTAACAAGACGAAACCCACCAATAAGATCATCCTCGTCAGTCTCAATGGTGATGTTCACGCGAATCAACTCCCTATTTAGTTGAGCACACGCCTGTTCAACACTAAAAGTCTTGCCGTTTCCTGACAGACCAGTGATGAAAGTGGGGTAGAAAATACCAGACTGAATGATTTTCTTTACATCAGAAAAGTTACCGAACGGGACATAATTGCTGTCTTTACTAGGAACGAGATTCTGTTCTTCCCGCTCGGTAACAGGAATAGCAGCAGGTGCCTCATAGGTCTGCTCCAGTTTCTCTGCAACAGTCAGGTTCCAAGTGCCACGCTTGACATAGAAGTCGCGCAGACGCTTGACAGCAGTGGGATAGGTCACACCAAAGTGGTCACAGGCAGAACGAACATGCTCAGCATTGATGTCGTTACCATAGGTGTCAGACAGATAAGAAGTGAGTTGAGTGGTGGTCAGGTCGGACTTGGCGGGCATTGGTTGGTTGCGTATGAAGTAAGTATAGGGCAGAGTGGGGCAGAGTCAGGGCAGAGTGGACGGTTTGTCAGGCGACATACTCAATAAAAGAATTTAGCAGTTTTTTGTTCGTGGACTTGCTTTTCAGCATCTTCTTGAAGGCACGAGAGATCTCTCCTTTCTTGGCACCAGACTCTACATCAAACTCAACTTCGTCGTCAATGGCATTGTTGCTAATTGCATACAGTGCAGTATAACTTTTAGGAAAAGGAATGACAGCAGACTTATTCTTTTTCCACTGCTTTTGAACTTGATCGTAGTGAGTGAGATTGGCATAGGTGCCAACGAAACTAGACAGACCGCTGCCACCCATGATACGAAACCCAAGAACATTCACACCAGCATTGCGATCTTTCAGTTGCTGAATGAAAGTGTTAGTCATCTCACCCCAACCATCACCACCGCTGTAGACGCGACCAGTCTGGCGGTCACGCAGCACAGTGTTGTAGTCAAGACGACGAGGACGAATGTAAGTAGCATCCTTATAGTCATCATACACCTTGCGACCATAAGAAGATTGGCAAGATTCACCATCAGTCAGAATACAAACGTTGACCTTCTGGAGATCATTCTGTTTCTTGAACTGAGGGATGATGTAGTTGAGCATCACGATACCCTCATTCAAAGGAGTGCCAGACAGAGTTACACCAGTGGTGGTGGGATAGGCAACATGATAGCAATAAGCATATGCCTCACGATACAGGTTCAGGCACTGACGCTCATAGTCCTTAGAGTTAGAACGAGAAGAA